AACGAATGGGTGCGCTCAAAGCAGACCGGCGTGGACAACTTCCGCACGAAGTTTCTCCAGAAGGTCATCTGCGACGAGAAGGGCGAATTGCTCTTCACCACGCCCGAGGACATTGCCGCTCTGGGCAAGAAGAGCGCCAAGGTGATGGGCCTCATCTGGCAGAAGGCGATGGAGCACAACGCCCTCACGGAAGAGGACGTGCAAGAACTGGGAAAAGCCTAAACGCCAGGCCGACGCGCCGGTTCATGTTCCGCCTGGCGGCCCACCTCGGCATGACTGTCCGCGAACTCGGAGAGCGGATGGACTCTCGCGAGTTTGCCGAGTGGGTGGCGATGCACCGTTTCTTTGAGCCGCTGCCCGATCCGTGGAGGCAGACGGGGCTGCTAGCCTCCGCATCTCTTGCGCCATACTGCCCTAAAGGCCGCACGCCCAAGGCCGAAGACTTCGTGCCGGTCGAGACGCCGAAGCAGCACGACAACCAGATTGCCGACGCCATTGAGCAGGCGAAGGCTCGCATGGCGAAGAAAGGCTCCGCGTAATGGCTACCGTCCTCGGCTTGGCAATGAAGATCACGGCAGATGCCAGTGGTCTCCAGAAGAGCCTGACGCCGGTAGATCGGGCGCTCCAGAGACTGGGGGAGCAATCAAGCGCGTCGGCTGCGCTGTTTGACAAGTTCCTGGGCAGCACGACCGGCGCGGCGGCGGCACAGCGGCAATTTGCCACCGATGTCGCATTCCTCACAAGCGAACTGAAGCGAAACCTGCGAACACCGCAGGAATTTGCGGCTGAGTTTGAAAAACTTCAGCAGGCAGCCAGAGCCACAGCAGACGCTTTTGCGGAAGGCGCGCGACTCACCGAGGAAACCCTAACTGCCGAGGAGCGCCGGGCCGCGAAGCTCGAACGCATTAACGAGCTATTGCAACTCGGCGCAATGAAGGAAGAGGCCGCCGCTCGCGCCAAGGCGATTTATAGCGGAGAAACTGAAAAAGCGGCAGCAGCCGAGCGATCGCGAATTTCCGAGATGGCTCGGCTGCAAGCCGAAGCGGACGCAATCACAGAAAAGTACCTGAATGATGTAGAGCGCCGGGCGCGTGCAACCGAGAGATTCAATACGCTCTTGGGCTCAGGAAAGATCACAGAAGAGACGCACGCAAGGGCGATCGCTGATGTAAGCGGCGCAACGGCGGCAGCCGCAAGGGCGGAGGACGAACGAAACGCAGCCCTTGCGGAAGGAGTTCGCCTCCAGCAGCAGTACGGCGATCAGACGAAGATCGTTGCGGACGAGATCGCCCGATGGGTCGGCCTGCAAGAGTCTGGCGCGCTAGACTTGTTTGCGCTAAACAACGCCGCTATCGAAAGGCTTGGGATCGACAAGCAGGCGGCCGCGTCCGCAAGGCAACGCGCAGAATCCGTTGCGGAATCCGAGCGCAGGCAAGCCGATGCGTATACCGCTGCTCGCGCAGCAGAGGCGGCAGCGGCAGCTGAGGCTGACAGGCAGCAGGCAGCGTTTTTGCAAAGAGCGGCCCAACTGCAAGAGCAGGCCCGCACGCCGATGCAGCGCTACGATGCCGAAGTGCAAGAACTGCTTGCACACAAGAAGGCATTCAATCTCACCACAGAGCAATTCAACATTCTCTTGGGTGACGCCACGCAGCGCTTCGTCCGTGCCGAATCCGCTGCGAAGGGCTACGACGCGGCCGTGGAGCAGGCGGGCAAGAAGGGCAACCTTGCCTTCAACGAACTGGCGGGCACGCTGGCCGTCCTGCCGGGGCCGATTGGCAACGTGGCCGGTAGGCTCTCGGGCATTTCCAGTGCGGCCGAGGGGCTCAACCGCATCTTCTCCAACGGCGGCGGGATTGGGCAGTTCGGTGCCGCTATCGCCGGGCTCGTGAATCCGACGACGCTGGCCCTTGGTGGGCTGGCTGCGTTTGGTGCTGGGGCCGTGGCCGTGGGCCGTGGGCTCGTGCAACTCGAAGGCGAGGTCGAGCGGCTGGGCCAGTTGGCCGAACGGCTCGGCGTCTCGTTTGGGTTCGTGCAGGTTCTGGAGACGGCCGCGAACCAGACGGGCACCAGCGTCGAGGCGCTCGGCGGCAGTTTCACCAAGTTCCTCCGCTCGGTGGACGATGCCCGCGATGGCGGCAAGAACGCTGCCGCTGCGTTCAAGACGCTCGGGCTGAGCACGGAGGACGTGCGGAACGCCGACCCTGAGACGCTCTTCACGCAGTCGGCCGACGCCATCGCTCGCATTGCTGATCCGGCGAAGCGTGCCGCCACGGCCGTGGCCCTGTTCGGCAAGAGCGGTGCCGAGTTGCTGCCGGTGTTCCGGCAGTTGGGTGCCGCTGCGGTGGACTTGGAGCGAATCGGCGGGGCACTGACCGACCGGCAGCGGGCCGAGATCGACGCCTTCGGTGATTCGCTGGACCGGCTCGGCGTTGCTTCGCAGGGGCTGAAGCGGCAACTCACGGCCAACTTCGCGGGCTTCGGAAAGATTGTGGCGGATGAGACGGCCGAGGCGATTGGCGGGCTGAACCGATTCATCCGCGACCTCGACGACGTTGCGAACGACAAGACATGGGCGGGCTTCCAGAAGTCTGCCGACCGGCTGAAGTTCGACCGCGAGATCATCGCGAGCCGCGAGCAAATGGCGAAGTCGCTCCAAGAGGGCCGCACGAACGCCGCGATTGCCGAGCTGGTCAACTCGCTCGGCTTGGCTGGCGACGGTTCCATCAGGCTTTCCGGTGATCTTGAGAAGGCACAGGCCCAGGCGGCGGCCCTCGGCAACAACGGCACCAAGGCGTTCCTCGGGTTCGTGAAGTCGCTGGAGGACGTGGCCGCTGCCGCCGAAGGGGCCGGGCTCTCCGAGGAACAACTGGCCCGTGCCGTAACGGCCTCGCGACAGGACTTCGAGAAGCAGATCGAGTTGCTGGGCCGCGAGGCTGATGCCCAGCAGCAAGCCGCCGACGCCGCCAAGAAGGCCGCCGAAGATCGCGTGCGGGCTGCGGAGCGGCTGGCAGAAGCAGACCGCCAGCGTGCCGACGCCTTCATAAAGCAGAACGGCCTCGGCAACGAAAACGAAGCCGCCGAGAACCTGCTGGCGATCACGCGGCAGATCGACGAGGCCGAGACCGCCATCGTGCAGGCCCGCGCCAAGGGCGACGCAGAAGCCGAGAAGGCCGCAATGCGGCGGCTCCAGATTCTCGACCAGGCCCAGGCCGCTGCCCAGGACACGCTCGACTTCGGCTTCAACGCCAACGACATCCAGCAGGCGATTCGCGGCGCGCAGGACGAACTGAATGCCGTCATCGCCAAGGCTGGCGAGTTTGGCCAGGCGGGCGTGCAGGCCGGGCTTGAGTTCCAGCGTGGGATCGAAAGGGCGAAGGGCCAACTTGAAGGCGGGCTCATCGGTCCGGAGGGCTTCGACGCAGCCATTCAAAAACAGCAGCAACTCTTCGACGACCGCATCAAGCGGCTCGAGGAGATCCGCAACCTCGAACTGCAAATCATTGAGGAGCGGGCCAGCGTCGAGGAAGACCGGCTCGCCGCCCTGCGTCGCACCGCACAGCAGCCGCTCCAGGTTGCCGACATCCGCACCCAGGAAGGCGCATCGGAACTCGTGCGGCTGGCCACGGGTCGCGAAGACCCGGCGATTGAGGAATACCGGAAGCAACTTGACCAGTTGCGGAAACTGGAAGCCAAGCTCGACCGCTTGGGTGCCGTCCCCGTCGAAATCATGGGTGGATAATGGCAGTTACCGGATCACGCGAACTTGGCCGCTCTTTTTCGCACCGCTTCGGCGAAAGCCCAACGGCGCAGATCCGCGTGGCCTTTGACCTTGATGGGGCGACGCCCACGCAGAGCATCCTCAGCGGTGGCGGATACTTGCACGGCACGGCGCACCCCGAATACGGCTACATGCTGTGCGTTGATGGGCAGGTCACGGAGTCGAGCACCTACAAGGCCGAGGCCGTGTATTCGTTTGCCACGCCAGCGGAAGGCACCGGCGGCTTCGTGGCAAGCCCTCTTTCCCGCCCCGACGTGTGGAGCTTCTCCACGAGTGGCCTGTCGGTGCCCACGTTCCGCTTCTACAACGGCAACGGCAATGGCGATATCAAGCCGCTTGCCAACACCGCAGGCGACATCATCGAGGGCGCGCAGGCAATCGAGGGTGAACTGCGGGCCACCGTGTCGGGCAACCGCGCCACGTTCCCGCTGGCCACGGCCATTGCGGTGACGGGCTGCGTCAATTCGGATTCCTACGCCGGGGCTGCGCCGCATCGGTGGCTCTGTAACGGCATCAGCGCGCAGAAGACCACCGAGGTTGTGAACGGGTCGCAGGTCACCTACTGGCAGGTGTCGGCCGAGCTCTCCTACAAGCCGAGCGGGTACAACCTGTACCTGCCGAATGTCGGGTGGAACTACTTGGATGGCGGCACCAAGAAGCGGGCCACGGTCAAATACAGGGACGAAGCGGGCGTTGAGACCGACGTGGCTTCCGCCAATGTTGTGGCGCTCACGCAAGGCGGCGGCCTGCAAACCTCTGGCGACGTGATCATCTTGGAGCGTCGCGTTAACCCCGCCGTGGCGTTCGCCACCTACTTCGGCACGCCGCCGACATCCTGACCGGAGCAGCCATGTACGGAGGTTCCCGCAAGGCAGACGGCAAGCCAGCCCAGGTTGAGCGCATGGCGTTCACGCGGCCCGCTGCGGAGCGGATCGCCAAGGTGGTGCGAGCCGTCGAGGGCGGCGACCGCGACCAGCCGGGGATCACCTACGGGTCGGCCCTTGGCGGCGTGGCTAGCAAGACCTTCCGCATGGGCACCTTCAGCGGCGAGTGGTCGATTGGTGCAGCGAAGACGGTGACATTCCGAGGATCGACGGCGACGGTGAGCGCGACGAATCTGTTCCTGAATCTGCCCGACAACGGGCAACGCAATTGCGCCGTGGCCAAGGACGGCACTGCGTGGCACTTGATTCAGTGGCAGTGGGATGCCTCCACGGCTCTCAGCAGCGCCACGCTCGGAGGGTCGCTGGAGTTTGGGCGCATCAACGTGCCTTCGCTCGGCACGGCCGCCACCGTTTCCATCTCCGTCACCACCTGCTCAACGGCGGCTACCTAATGGCACTTGTGAACCAAGGCGGGAGTTTGCTGCTGCAAAACGGCGCACTTGCAACGACGCAGGCGTGTTGCTGTAACAAGTGTTCTGGCCCGTGCCCGAATGGCGTGAGCGATTGCGCGCCTGGCTGCGAGTGCGTGGATGGGCAGTGCGCCTACTGCACCGGGCAAATCGTCGGATACTATTCGGGCTGCCAATGCTTTCACGCGCCGGAACTCGAAGGAACTGGAGAGGCCGCCGCCATCGCGTGCGCGCAATCGGCGTGCGACCAGTTTTGGACTCCAGAGTATTCGCAATACGCCTGCCCGGAGGGGTACGTCATTACGGATTGCATCCTAGTTGCGCCGCAGGTTGATGGTGCTTGCGGCCCCTCCTTCTATATCGTTCAAGTCAGCGTCAGTTGCTGCCCGGAGGAGAACCCGCTCCCATGATCTCCTGCCAGCGCAAACACCTGGAGGCTCGCTGCCGCCAACGCGGCTACACGCTAGACGAAGTGCGCGACTGCGTCCTCAGCGAAGACGGCGACCAGATCACGGTAGACGAGACGCACAGCAGTTACCCGCGAGCGCCGAAGCCGGGATTCGTGCCGCCTGCACCTGCGCCGACGCACGGCCCCGGCACCGAACTCAAGAAACTTTTGGCCGGGTGGCCGCTCTACATCACGGCCACGCCTAACTGCTCCTGCAACGCCCGCGCCGTGAAGATGGACGTTGAGGAAGCCAAGTCCCCCGGGTGGTGCGAAGCCCACCTCGACGAGATCGTGGGCTGGCTGCGCGAGGAGGCGACGAAGCGCGGCCTGCCGTTCCTTGACGCCGCCGGTAGGGTGCTGGTGAAACGGGCGATTTCCAACGCACGGAAGGAGGCGGCCCGTGCCACGCAAGCCAGCAACGCCGAAGGCAGCGAAGCCGCAGTTTGACGCCGACCCGCTGGACGACGACGACCAGCCGCCGTTCACGCTGGACGACGACGGCAACATGGTCCTGCGGCGATCCGCGAAGCCCAAGCCGAAAGGAAAGCCCCGTGGCAAAGGCAAAGAAAAGCCTGCTCGATGACGTGCTGGCTCGGACGCGGAACCGCAGCCCTGGATTCGGGACGTGGTTTGAGCGGCTGCCCGCCGAGGCCCAGGCGGAACTGGAAGCGGTGCGGGCTTCGTTCGATCACGCCGCACACCAGAAGACGGCCTTCGCTCGTGCGATCATCGAAGCCGCGCGAGAGCGGGGCTGGAAAACAAGCGGCTTGCAAGGAGTGATCCAGTGGCTAAACGGAAAACGCTAGCGGCTTCCGTGGCGTCGAAGCTCCCGCCCGCGAAGCCTGCCGCCGATGCCGAGCAGGTGACGCAACGGCAGGACGGCGATTCGCTGGAGGCCCGCTCGACGAGCCGCCGCATCAAGACGGTGGAGGATCTGCTTCGCCACATCGAAGCCGACATGACCCGCTTCGAGGTCGCCGCCAGCGAGGCGACCAAGTGGGAGTGCGGCGACGGCGACGGCGGCACCATCGAACTGCACCGGGTCTTCGTGCGACTCAAGCCCAAGGGCGGGCCGACGACCATTGAAGTGGTCGAGGCGATGATCGACGCCGCGAAGAAGACGCTCCGCAAGCCCTTGACCAAGACTGTCAAGGCACCCAAGGCAGACGGGCTATGGCAGGTGCTCATCATCAGCGACACGCACTTCGGGGCCTACTCGTGGAGTAAGACCACGGGCGGCAGCGATTACGACCTAGACCTAGCCGAGCAGCTCGTGGGCAAAGCCGGGGCCGAACTGGTGGCGGTGGGAGATGCCCACAAGCCCACGCGCCGCACGATCGCGTTCCTGGGCGACCTCTTCCACTACGACACCCCGAGCGGCACGACAACCGGCGGCACGCCGCTGGAGCGTGGTGATCGTGAACGGCAACCACGACGAGGTGCTGACGTGGGCCTTTCAGCGGATTCTCGTGGAGCGGTTCCGTGGCTCGAAGGCGGTGACGATCAAGCCCGACTTCCTCTCGCGGCAATACCTCACGCACGGGCGCAACCTGCTCGGGTTCACGCACGGGCACAAGGCGAAGCGGAAACTCCCGCAGATCATGGCACTGGAGCAGCGCGAGGCGTGGAGTCGCAGCACCTACCGCGAATGGCACACGGGGCATCTGCACCACCAGGCGGCCGAGCACAACAAGCCGCTGGACACGCTCGACGGCGTGATCGTGCGGACGGCCCCGACGATCTGCCCGCCGGACGATTGGCACTCAGCCAACGGATTCCTTGGTGCTAGACAGGCATGCGAAACATTCCTCTACAGCCCCGATGGCGGGCTGCGATCCATGCACGTCAGCGAAGGGAACAGAAAGGGATGATTACCGTGGTCGACCGACTCAATGGTGATGGCGTGATGCGCGAGGGCCTGCATCCCACGAGCCAGAAGTATTTCGACCTACTCGACACGCTGCGAAAGCTCCACTTGTCCAAGTCAGCGGGGTACGGCTGCCCAGATGGCACCGACCCGCTGCTCAACATCCGGCGCGGTGCGGAGTTCGTCGGCATCCCGGCGTGGCAGGGAGCGATGGTGCGGCTCTCGGACAAGGTGACGCGGCTGGCGGTCTTCAACAAGACGGGCAACCTTCCGCACGAGTCGGTTGAGGACAACCTGCTCGATCTGGCCAGTTACAGCCTGTTGGCCCTTTTGCTCTTCCAAGAGGAGCACGAGTGACTGACCGCCGCGCGCCCTACTCCGAGGACGAGGCCCAAGAGGCGTGGCTGTGGGTGGGCCGCCACGGGCCGAGCAACTCGTGGACGGCCACCAACGGCACGGCGGCCAGGATGATCGGCCGCCTGCTCGAAGAACGCGAGCGGCTGCTGGCGATGATCGCGGCGCGCGAGAACATCGCACGGCCAGCGGAACAGTGAGCCGGGCGACGGGTCGAGGCG